TCAGACTTATTGGCGATTTATCACCCCGCTACGTCATCGTGGAGAACGTCGCAAACCTGCTTAGTGGCCCTAGCGACAAACGAGGGGGATGGTTTGGCCGAATACTCGGAGACTTGGCCGAGTGCGGGTATGATGCGGAGTGGGAAAACATACCGGCGTCAGCCTTGGGCGCTCCCCATCGCAGAGAGCGCGTTTGGATTACTGCCTACCCCTCTGAAAAGCGAAATGCAGGCGAACTTTTCAGCAGCTTCAATTCGCAAAGCGTTAAAGGATGGGAGGCAGGAGCATCTTTGCTTCCGGCCTATTTTGATGGGGTGGGGACGGCCCCAGATTCTTACTTTATACGCGGCGGTGATGGGTTTTCCGGATTCTTGGGCCAGCTTAACGGATACGGAAACGCCGTTGTCCCCCAAATCCCTGAACTCATAGGCCGCGCCATTCTGCAAGCGGAGGCCAGCCAATGAGCATTCCCGCGCCGCGTGCTGGCAAAGCATTGGCCGAATGTCCCGTGCTTTCCTGACGTTCGGACATTGAAAGGATCAGACATTGACGGACCAGTTGACGTTATTTGCGGCGGATACCCATGCCCTCTTGAGCGTTAAGGTCGCGTTGTTCGCGGCCCTCCTGTGCCTCGGCAGCTATCTTATCTTCTTCAGCTATAAGGTCGCGGATCGCGGTTTCGATATTTTCGAGGGCGGGCGTAAGGTCTACGGGATCGGTGTTTTGGTTTTCGCTACCATTGTCGGAGTCGGCAGCGCTTTCTTCTTGCCTTGGCTCATCTTCGGAAGTGGTTTGGGCAAAGCTATATTCGGTGGATAAGGCTAATCCAAATGCAACTGCGTACAACCAAGTGCGGAAAGGCATTGATACTAAAATCCTAAAGTTATGATACTATGTGCTAGAGAGGACGTTTTTTCGAGTCGTCAGCGTGGGTTTTTTGCCCCCGTTGACCTTTACGACTCGGAGTAGTAGATGCCCTGGAGAAACTGGAGAGAAACCATGACCGACTTAAGGATTCTGATCTACACTAAAGGCGATCTTTATATCGCTCAATGCCTTGAGCATGACATCTGCGTTCAAAGCAATGATGTTGACGAGATCCGAAATCTTATGGCGCGACAGTTTGAGTATGAAAAATCAAAGGCCGGTGGCTTGGAGGCTGTTCCAGCCGCGCCAGATCGTTTCTTTTCCGATTGGGACCGCACAGATGGTGAGCCACAAAAAGTTTTGATAAACACGGTGGATAATGTATTCGCCAAAGTTTCTGTGGATAAATTGCTTGTAGCCTGATAGGTCTCAAAATCAATAATGGATACGCCCGCTAACTAGCGGGCGTTTTTTTGGGAGCATAACGAATTGGACGATTATGATCGGGCGCGCAGTATGTCAGCGACGATAGGCGCGGTATCTTTGCCAAGAATAGCGGCGTTTATCACCTTCTCACCCTGAGCCTTGCGCCAATTGCGCTCCTTCATGCGGCAAGCCGTGCAGCAATAAACCTGCCCGGCCCATGCGGGGGCAAACTGCACCCCGCACTTGTGGTTTTGGCATTTTAGATCGGGCATTCGTCGTCCTCCGGTTCTGGCGTTTCGGCATCGGCCACGGCTTTCTGCAATTCAGCCATGATCGGCTTTACCGCATCACGGCACAGCTTGCCTTCGTCGCTGTTCCACCATGCGGTGAAAGCGTCTTTGCCCTTGCTGGCAGCGGCGCGGGCCAGATCGGCGGCGTTGTCTGGCGCTTCGGGTGGTGGTGGTGGTGCGTCAGGGCTGGCCTTTAGAACTTCAACCTTGAACGGCGCGCGGCTCTGCTTGGTCATGGTCAGCATCAGCGACATGGGCTTGTCGATGTGGCTCATGTGGCTAATGCGTATCCCGCCAACCTCCATGCCGCCCCACTTCACTTTTGGGTCGCGGTAAAGCGTCATTGATCGGCCATCGTACTTGCTGGCGTCCGGACCCCATGCTTGCACCATGACGCGGGCCATAGACTTGCACGGGCGGAATACCTTGTTCGATCCTGCAAGGGCTATGCTGATCTTTTGATCAGCGGATGGATCGACGCGCACCCCCTCGATTGTGAATGTGCGCGGGCCGGATACGAAGTCGTCAGCGTTCCACTGGTCTGACTTTGGCTGGATCAGGTCTGTAAGGTCCATCATGATGCTCTCGCTTTCATTTCTCGTGCTGCATTCCACTTGAGGTCGCTATCCATATCAGGCTGGCGCAACATCCAACCCAAAAAGCCCGCGTCAACATCTGACCACGGCTTGCCGCGAAACTTTCCAATCGTGCATTTTGAAAGCAGCTTGGGTTCTTTTGTCCATTCGACCATCTGCTTTCCTGTGGCGCCCGCATTCATGAGCGCAACCACAAGCCAAGCGGTCACATAGGCGTCAGGTCCGGCGCGGTGCGCAGGCTGTGTTCTGACATTATCAGGGGCAATCAAACCCTGATCCTCCAGCCAATACCGCAGCCCGCCGTTGCTGTGCGTTGGCGCATCCGGCCACACCCGCAATGCAGACTTGTAGGTGCAGATCATAGGCAGGTCACACTTTATGAACTGAGCCTCAAACTGCATGTTGTGAGCGGCTATTGCGTCCGCCCCATCGTAAAGGTGCGCATCGGTAAATGCGTCCATATCAGCGCAATCCGACAGGCTGATATGATGCACGGCGCGCACTTCCGGCGGCATCACGTCAACCTTGCAAAGCCAGTCTTTTGTCTGGCCTACGTTCTTGGTGTCAGTGTCCACATCGCAAATACCGACCTCGCACACTTGCGCTTCTGGTGGCTCAAATCCAGTCGTCTCGAAGTCTATTACGCGAATAACAGCCATCATTCATCTCCCCCAATATACATTTCTTCCTGAACAACCCGCTCAGTCACAGGATATGCAACCGCATCAGCCGTCAGCTTCTCAAACGCCATGACGGTCGCGGCAACCTTGGCTTCAAACTCAACAGCCGCCGCGATGATTGCCGCCTGAATATCCGCATCGGGATAAACGCGGATCGTACACATGGGCAACCCGCCGCTGTAGCTGGTGTAATCAAGCCATGTGCGATCTGTGACCAATAGGCCGGTCTGGATCTGCAAGACGTGCTCCTGCGGCACCTCGCCCGTCACGATGGTTTCGACTTGGTATTTCTGGCGGCGCGACTTGCACTCCCATAGGCCATCATTGCCAATCAAGCCGTCCGGGCTGTATCCGATCATGACGCCGTGATCGTCATTGGTCACAAAGCCGACCTCGGTGATGGGGGTGTATGTCTCGCTGTATTTTTCGCGGGCGCGGATTTCGTCGTCCCACCCTCTAAGCATGTCATCGCCGATGTAGGTTGGTTCGGTGTATTGGCTGATTCGCTGTGCGGCCAGTTCGTAGACGTGCTGGCGGGTTTTGTCGTTATTCGCGACCTTGAGCGTTGGCGTGAGGATGAGCTTCATTCCGCTGGCTGTTAGAACGCCGCGACGCATGGTGTGCCATTCATCTGACCCTTGAATTACATCTTCGTCGTGATAGGTGATTGTCATGGTGCTTTCTCCGTGGTGACTGCCGCGTGTGGTGCGCGGTATCACATACCTACACCGCGCGGTTATTTCTGTAAAGCGATATTCACAGCATCCTCAGCAGATCGTGCGATACCAGCGCGGCCACCATGCGCGCGCACCGCGTCGATGAACCGCAGTTGTGCTGTCGTGGGCTGGCATATGGCGTTCTTGACCTCAATGGCGACAAATACTCCATCCGGCGCCACGGCTATGAGGTCGCTACTCCCTACACACAGGCCGAACCGCACAGGAATGCCTGCGCGATTTGGCAGCACCCCGGTGTTGTTGCGCCATACCAAGCACCCCGCCTTAGATAGCGCCATCATGATCTGCGACTGAATATCCCGCTCACTTTTCGCCATAGTCTCGCTCCAATATCACCAGCGTCTGCCCGTCACGCTGCACCAACTTGCAGTCGTCGCGCGTAAAGCCCATGCGCTTGATGTAGTCGCGGGCGTCTGCGATTGCTTCCGGGCTGTCGTCGCTGGCAAACACGATTGTGCTGGCGGGGATCATGCCCGCTTCCTTTGTCGCGCGTTAAATACATGGTGTGCCCAACGTGGATTCTTGCCGGTGCGCTTCGCCAGTTCAATCAGGTCGGCAAGGGTTTCGGCCCGCCCCTGATCTTGCCGCGCCGATACACGCGCAGCCTGCGCTGCGTTCCTGTCGATTTCCTGCAAATCACCTTCCACCTCGTCAATCATGCGGCTCATGACCGGAAAAACGAAACCGCAGTTTTTGCATATTGGGGCCGGTCTTTGAACGTATCCACATCCGCCGTCTGCAATACTGCATTGCCGCACAGGTTCGTTCCTGTCTGATTGCTGGCCGCGCGTTTTACTGCTTTCCAGCTTCCATTCGCGCGGGCTGTCGGGAAACCCGTGTTCGCGCCAGTTGTTTGCGTGGTCGAGCATGACAGTTGGTTCATCACCGGCGCGCAATGCGCGACCCCACACTTGCAACTGCATAGGCAAAGACTTTCGCGGACACATATCGGATAGCGCCTCGATCCGCACATCCATGCCCGCCGCCTGTGACAGATCAAAGCCGAACGTCAAAAGCTGCACGTTGATCAGGACGGTGTATTCCCGGCGCGCAAAGCCCATGACGATCCTTTTGCGATCATCCTTGCCCATGGTGCCGTCAATGGTGCGCGCGGGTATGCCTTGGCCTTGAAATGCCTGCTGTATCAAGCCTGCGTGCTTGCGGCTAGTGGCGAACACAACGCACAGCTTGCCCGCTGCCGTGTCGCGGTATGTCCGCACAGCATCGCCGATGATTGCAGCCTCTGCCTCCATGAACGCGGACAAGTGTTTCTGCACATAGTTACCGTCTGATGTGGGCAAGGCTGACAGGTCGGGCGATGATGGGCCGTAATATCGGTATTGTGAAAGCCTGCCCGCTGCGATCAAATCGGACGGCGGCAAGCCGCATTCCATGTGGCCGTACCAGTCGCCCATGCCCTTGCCGTTGTTTTTCATTGGGGTCGCGGACAGGCCGACACCATAACTGCCGGATGCTTTTGCCCAGTCAATTATGCGCTCCAATTCAGCGCCCCCGTGATGGCATTCGTCGATGAATATCACATCTGTCGGGGTGGTTTTATCCAACCGCCTCGCAAGCGTTGGCGTCATGGCGATCTGGATTGGCGCGAACGGGTTGGCGGGATAGTCAGGGCTGATCACGCCAAATGGAACGTTGAACCGCTCAACCGTCTCAATCGTTTGGGCCAGCAATTCCTTGCGCGGCACGGTGAAAATCGCGCGCTTTCCTTTTTTTACTGCCCCGTTAATCATGTCTAGGCTCATAGCTGTTTTGCCGCTGCCCGTCGCGGCCTGGAGCAGAACCCATTTATGGCGGGTCATGGCGGAACGAACGCGCCCTACAAGATCCGCTTGATCCGGGTATAGCTGGAAGGTCACGCGAAATCCCCCTCATCAAACGGCAATTCCACTTCATCAGGGTCAGCCACCTGCATATCGGCCATGACCAATTCCAGCGGGATCGAAACTGCATAGACGCGCATGGTGCTGCTGAATTTAATCTTTCCTAGCTTCTCAGCGCCGTCCAACTCACCGAGCGCGCGCTTATATGATCCGCCCCATGACGTGTCCTTGAGTAATGCGCTCATCTGCTGGCATGGCCCACCAATCAACAGCGCATCGCCGTCTACCTTCATGCCGTGCTGGCCCAGCGCAAGGATTGCTGCGTCACGATCCAGCCCCTCACCGCGTATGGCCTTGTCGATCATCGCACCTACAAGGCCCTCGCGCACCATGCCGCGATCATCATAACGCACACGGCTGGCAAGGATGTAATCAAGAAGTCGCTCGCTGTCGGATTGCTCGTTATCCTCACGCGCCCATTTCCAGTCATGCTTGCTGCACCATTCGTCTGCAAATTCTGGCGTAACTTCGCGCGTGCTGGTCAGGCTATAGGCGCAGGCAATCAGGCTTCCGAACTGGTCGCCGAACCGCTTACTTCCTTCACGCGCCGCGATGGCGTCTGAAAACACTTCTATGTTTCTCAGTATCGTCGGCAGGTTGTGAAAGCACCTTGCCAACAATCGGCCCGCGAAATCCGGCGTGATGCAATCGGTCACGCGGCGCTCTAGGTCGCGGAACCTGTCTTTTGCGTCATGCCGCCGGTCTGCCACAAGCTGCAGGATCGTGTGCCGGTCCAGATCCGCGCCGTGGGTTATGCGCGGGTTGATCGCGCTTAGGCAAAAGCATGATCTAATGTAGAACAGACCGTTTGCATTACCGATCGCCGCACCGGTGCTGGACTTGCGGGCAAGCTGCATGACGGCTTCCATCACCTGCCGCGCGCGGCTTGTCTCGCTTTCCGCCTCGTCCATTATCAAGGGTCGCGCGGTGCCGGCCAAGTCCGACCGGATCTTGCTTTCAGTGCTACCCCCGTCGCGCTCCAACGCCAGACCCCCAATCGCGGGCTTTATGATCTGTTCAAGAACCCATGTTTTGCCCGCGCCCTTTTCGCCGGTCATAACGATATGTGGACGCCAGCGCATTCCGCCGCCGATCACGGACGCGACAATCCATCCCGCAAGGATATAGCCGAACTGTCGGTTTTTCCATGTCAGGCTCAGGCAGATGTTCAGCAGCTCGGACGCATCGGCATTGCCCAGCGCCTCGGATGCCATCGCGCCAGACCTCGGCCCCATGACATAGACAGCCGATGCTTTGAACTCCGCTGGCCTGCATGATCCATGCGCATGGTGGATCATGTCGCCGCTGTTAAAAACGGGGCCTGTCTTGTCCATCCACATGCCGACGCCGCGCTCAACGTCCGGGCTGTATATACCGATCCGGTTGCATTCCTCGATCAGCGCGTTTGCAGCGGCGCTTGCCATTTTCGCATCGCTGGTATCTTCACCTCCGAAATGCGACCGCCAGAACGACATAGGGGCCATGGTTACAAGGTTCTGAATGTTGGCCAATGACGGGCCTGTGAAATCCATGATCTGCCCAGCCGTTCGCGGAAAGAAGTAGAAAACCTTGCCATTTCGACCCAAAGGGCGAACACGATTCAACTCGTTGACTGGTTCTGTGTCCATCAGTGGCACATCATAGTCGCGCTCATATTCTTCGTAGTCGTCTGCGATTATTACCGGCTCGGATGTGAGTGCATCGGCCACGCATTGCAGTCCGTCGCGGACGTGAAGGTCATTCCAGTCTGTCGGCTGATCAGGGTCTTGTGGATCTACCATGGGCACGATCACGCGCGCACCGCCGATTGCGACCGCTGCCTGTTGCGCCTTCTCAACGCCGGGGTTCCATGGCGTTCCGTCTTGGCGCGTGGTCCACTGGTCGTTATCGCCCGCAATGATGATCTGCGCATCTGGATATTTAGCGCACATCGCCACGGCCACAGGTTTCAGGTTGCCAGCATCAAACGCCACGATCACAGGCCAGCCCGTTGCCTGCCGTATTGTGCCGCCCGTTGCAAATCCCTCGCATATCACAATGCGGCTCAGGTCATCGCCTTTCGCGCTGATGCCGTGGTATGCGCCGTCTTTGGCTGATCCGCGCAGGAACCGCTTGCCGCCGTCCGGTGCGATGAATTGCAGGCCGACCAGCGCCCCGGACGACCACATCGGCACCACAAGCAGATCGCCCATCGTCCGCGCGCCGTGTGCGTCTACCAGTTTGCGTGCCAGATATGGCGTGGTGCCTTTAGTTGCGCGCGACCACAATCGAACAGCCTTCCGTGCAGCGGCTTCCGCGTCGGCTTTGATTTTGGCATCGCGTTCTTTTTTTGCCGCGTCTGCTTTCGCCTTATGTGCGGCGCGTTCTTCTGGCGTTAGTTTGCGGCTGGCCTTGGTGTGGAATTTGTGGGTGATGCCCTCTTTGAAGGACAAAGCCCAGCCAAAAGCAAAACCATCCGGCTCAACGCGCAAGGCATAGCTGGCGTTGCGGGTCTTTGGCTTGTCGCCCGCAAGCCGGTATCTGTGCGGCTTGTCGTCTGCGATGATCTCCGCCGTATCGTCGGGGCCGATTCCGTGGTCGCGCAGGAAGTCAATGAATTGCGTGATAGGATCACTCATTGCGTGCGCTCAATAACGACACCGTTGCGCTTCATTTCTTCAAGTGATATTGTTCGCATTGTTGGCGCTCCTAACGCTGATATTGGCGGGGTTGAGTGCGTGGTGGCGCTCCCCCGCCGCCCAAATTACACAACCATAGACAACAAGCAAGCGCCTTAGATCGGGCAGTCTTCGTCGTCATGATCGATGAATGGGGCTTCGGTTGCGGCTGGTTTTGGCCTTGCGATGACCACCGCTGCGCTGCCGGTTTTATCATCCGGCGTCACCTTGTAGGTCATTTCGATGCCGCCCTGCTTAACAATTTGCAGCAAGATTTGATCGACGGCCGCCCCCAAAGTGTACCCTCGCTCCTTAGCAAACTTGCTCAAGAACGATTTTGACGTCGGAGACACAAAAGCGCGAACCTCCATTTTTTTACTTTTTGTGCCGTCCATTTTACAACTGTCTCCTATGAGTTTACCTATCAATTACAGTCATTATACGTCCATTTTGTAATAGTAAAGGCATTATTTTGCAGTCCTGTTGCATACACTCGGGACGGAGACTGTAATCTGCTTGTAATTTGTCAGTAAGCAGTCTGTAAGCAGTCGGTACGATTTACGTACTAACATTGTATAGGTTTTGTAATATTGGTGTAA